CAGTACCCACCACATGGATGCCTGCAGGTACTTGGCTTCTTCGCGTTTGATGCCGTCCCACATTTCGGCGCGGCCGTGGCATCCGGTGTGTTCTTCGATGCCCATCAGGGTCCGCACGTCCAGGACCTGCGGGTTCCATTCCAGGACTCGCCCGTCGGCCACGATCTCCACTGTCAACGCCATCGTTACTTCACCTTTTCCAGTGTCTTGTCAACACTCGCCGCCACGAGTTCGGTGACTTTCTTTTGCGCTGTCCGCAGCGCGTCGTGCATCCCGGGCCGGTGCGGCAGCACATGCCACCGCCACGACGACCGGGACCCGCGCGGCCACGTCGGTGCCCGCACCGCCTTACCGGACGAGGGGTCCCACGGCCGGGTGTGGGGCGCTGACGCGCCGCCGGCCTGCACCGTCCAACTGTTCTGCTTCGTTTTCACGACCTTCACTGTGCGGGGGATACGCCGCGACCAACCGAAATTGCGGCGCGTCAACCGCGCCACGTAGTCAGCGCCGTCCTTCAACCCGCCGTCGACGCCCTTGGGGAGGTCGGCTTTCAGGCGCGACATGTCGCGCCTGAACCGGTCGAACGCTTTCGCGTCGACCCGCACCACCGGGTTCCCCTTCGCGGCCATCAGACCGTGATATCCGTGGACGTGTAAATCAACTGCATCGCAGGCGCCCCGGACACAGGCTGCTCGGCAGTGAACGGGCTACTGATCTCGACCACGTCCGGGCCGCCGATCTGCGGCGTGTCCCCGTCCAGGCTGACGCTGGGCAGCAGGATCTGCAGAGTGGCCTGCTCGGTCGCGGACCCGATCACGGGACCCTTGAATTCGAGGACCAGGACCAGTTCCGTGTCGTTCCGGAACCGTTCGTACTGCGTCACACCCTGGAATTCGGCTTTCATGTTGCCGGTACGGTCCCGGAAATCATTGTCGATCTGCCGGTCCTTCAACCCCTCGGTGTTCAAGAAAATCCGGTCAGTTTTCTGCGGGTTCGTGGATTTGACGGAGAACTCCATCACGTTCGCCTCTTCCACGTTCCCGGCCACCGACCACTGACCGGACGCGAACGACACCGTCCCACCCGAATACAGGGCGCCCTGAGCGAAGTGGAACATGCCCGCTTCCAGCGTCGAGTACACCGCTGTCGCCAGCGCCGGCCCTGGCGTCGGGACAGAACTCGGGGTGCGTTCGTCTTGCGCGTCGAACGTGGCTTTCAGGCCGAGGAACTCATCGACCTTCGCGGACAGTTCGAACTCGGTGACTTGCACCCCGTTGTACGTGAACGGCACGATGGTCGTGCCGTCGATCGCCGGAACGCCCTTCTGGATCGACAGGGATTTCGCCGTCGACCCGGACACCGGGCCGGGAAGGTGAACCTGCTTCCACGCCCCGGTAGCGCCGATCTGCGTCGCGACGGTCCCCCACGACCCCATGCACGCCATCCACAGCAGACCCATTTTCTCGGTCGGCACGTCCAACGAAATGTCCCCGGATGCCTGCCGGGACACGACTGCGCGGCGGGACCGACGAAGGTCCTGCCCGCCCGCGTGCAGCCCCTTGGACTGGATGACTTTCTTGTCCAGTTTCAGTTTCTCGTCATTGAACTCCAACGCCCGCGCCGTCGCCAGGGACGGCGTGGTTCCCCACGTCACCTCCTGGACCATCACCAACTGCGAGGCGATACCCGATCCGACTCCCATTACTCGTCACCTTTCGGGTCGCCGGCCGGGGCCGGTTTCTTCGCGTCGCCGGCCGGTGGCTTGGGCGGGTCGGGCAGTTCAGTGGACTCGCCAGGCGCGAGCGCCCACACGCCGTGCGCCGGCAGGTCCACCGGGCTGTCTGTCTCGTTCGTGTACTTCACGGCGTCACCGCTCCCTGGTTGTAAACCGATGCGTCGACGTGCACGACCACCGTCAACTCGACGCCCGTCCCGCCTCCATCGACGCCGTACTGGCCGATCATCTGCCCGGACATGACGGTGGCGCGGACGTTCGCGTGCCCCGGCATCCCCAACGTCATGTCGGCGGCGATCGCCGCCTCGAACAGGACCCGGATCGCGAATGCCCGGTCGACGCGCTCCGCGAAATCGTCGTTACCCCACTCCACCCAGATCCCACACGAAATGTCGATGGCCTCGTCTTTGCGGGACTTCCCGAGCGTCCGGTACGGCTGCGTGTCCGTCGAATCGACACCCACCACCACATGCTCCGCCGCCATGTACGGGCCGACCGCAACCAGAGTCGTCACGATCGGAGCGGGCATCGCCGCGGCGATGCGCGTGTACAGGGCCTTGAGGATGGGGCCTTGGCTGGTGGGCATCAGCCGGCGTCCCGCAGCCGACGGAAGTCCCGCAACTGATCCAGCAACGCGAACGGGATCCCGTACTCCGTGCCCGCCTTGTCGCTACGCGCGTCGTAGTCGTTGGCCGTCAGGATCGTGCCCGGGACCTGCGCCGGCCGCTGCCGGCCGCCCTGCCACCTGTGCCTGATCAGTTCCCGCGCGGCCTGCCGGATCACGGGCGGCGTCGGAGTCCGACCCACCCGGTACACCAACACCGCGGGGACAGTCAGCGTTGACTCGTACACGCCGATGTCCCGGGCCTCGTCATCAGTGAACGTCACCGCGCTGGTGTCCACCCCGCCGTCCAACGTCACCAAACCCAGCACGGGCCACTGCTGCAACACGCCGCATTTGGTGGTGAGCTTCTGTGTCACGACCCGCGGGATCATCGGGCCTGTCAGCGACTCGATCGTCGCGGTCGCGGCGTCGACCATGTCCGCGATCTCGTCGTCGTCGTCACCGTTGTCGGTGGCCGGGTAGCGGAGCGCCTTTTTCGCTTCGGCGAGGGAGATGATCCGCAGCCCAGGGGAGTTGACGTAGAACTGCGACGCCTCCACCACCGTCCACGGCTTCCCCGCCAACACACCCGCGGCGGTCCACACGTACGTGTAGGTGCCCAGTTGCGCGACGGTGCCCTCGTAGATGTACGCGCCGAGACCGGTCCGGACCACCTCAGCGCCGGCCAGGGTCCCCGTGGTGGGGGTGCCGTCCGGGGCGGTGATCGTGACGGACACGGTGACCGCGTCGACATGCACCGGGACCGTGGCGGTTTTCTGGGTGGTGTCCAGGGTCAACTGGTACGTGTCGCCGATGTCGTACCTGGTGTCGTCGCTCACTCCGCTGCCCTCCTGTTCCCTGCCCGGCCGTCCACGGGGGTGTCAGTGTGAGTGTGCCCTGTTACTCCGGTGGTGGTCGTGATCATCCCTCCGTGTGGCTGCGTGTCGCTGGCCCGGCCGCGTGGTGGTGGCGGCGGGAACCGTTCCACGGGGACTCCCGTGCCTGCGTCGGTGACGCCGGTCGTGTCGGTCGCGGCGCGCAACAGCGCGACCCGGCGGCCGACGGTGTCGGCGGCGGCGGCGGTTTCCTGCCCAGCCCGGGTGGTGCCAGACGCGTACGTCGCCACGTCCACGACTGCGGCGGTGTCGGCGGCGACGCGCGGCAACGCGACCCGCCGCGTCCCGAGGTCCGCCACCCCCACCGTGTCCGCCGCGCCCCGGGCAGGTCCGAAACTGCGGGCCGCGGAGTCGGCCATGGCCACCGTGTCCACGCCGGCGCGGGGCAGCGCGAGTGCCCGCGCGGGCATGTCGGTAACCGCGACAGTCTCGGCGCCGGCGCGCGGCCGGGCCGACGAACGGGCCGACGCATCCGTGACCGCGAACGTCTCGGCGGCTGTCCGGCCGGCCAATGACTGGGTGCGGCCGGCGACGTCCGTGACCGCGACGGTGTCGGCGGTCGGGCGCGGCAACACCAACGACCGGCTGGCTGCGTCCGCGACCGCGACGGTTTCGGCGCCGAACACCGACCGGGATTTGAAACTGGACGCGGCCTCCGTGACCGCGGCGGTGTCCGTTGTTCCACGTGAAACAACCAGCAGCCGCGTTCCTGCGTCAGCGACCGCCGCTGTCTCGGTGGGGAGCCGGGTCACTGAGGACGCCAGGGTGACGCTCTCCGCCACGTGGACGCTCTCCGCCCCGGCGCGGGGTAGAACCAGGGCCCGCCCGGCCGTGTCGGTCACGGCGGCCGTGTCCGCCCCGGCGCGGACCTGTGTGAGCGACCGCCCCGCCGCGTCGGCGACCGCGACAGTCTCCGCGCCAACTCGGGACCGGGTCGACGCGCGAGTCCCGACGTCCGCGACAGCGAACGTCTCCGCCGCTGCCCGGCCGGCGAACGTCTGGGTGCGGCTGGCGACGTCGGCGACCGCCGCCGTCTCCGACCCGGCCCGCAGGCGCGTCGACGTCCGGCCCGCCACGTCCGCGACCGCGAACGTCTCCGCGCCGGGGCGCGCCGCCACCTTCACCCGCGTCGCTACGTCGGCAACGGTGGCGGCATCGCTGCCGGCCCGTGGGTGGGTGGCGACGCGCGTCTGTGCGTCCGCGACCGCGAACGTCTCCGCGCCGGCCCGCGGCCGGGCCGACGACCGAGTCCCCGCGTCGGCGACCGCGAACGTCTCGGCCGCGGCGCCGCTGATCGGGACGCCACCGATCGGGCGTTGCGGCAGCAGAGCGGGGAGGCGCATTTACGTAGGCGATCCGGCGAATCGGAACAGGACCAGGTAGGTGGTGGCTGTCATCGACAGTGGGCCAACGTCCTGGATGATCAGCACACTCTCGGGCGCCAGCCCGCGCCAGTCTGCATCGCGGTAAATCTCCACTCCACCGAGACCGTCATTCCGTACGAATGCCGTCCCATTCCCGAATGCGGTGCAGATGTCCAGGTCATTGGTCGAGAACTCCCCGCCGGGATACCAAATAGCGACCTTGCCGCCAGCAGGAAGAGGGTCCAGAAACTGCATGCTCTCTCTCCTAAACTTCGGCCAGATACGAGACACCATCGAGCGAAATGAATCCGGGCCACGTAGTCCCCGGGATGACCTGCCCGTTCGATTGCACGACAAGGCGCGCATACACATCGCCAGGGTTGTTGTTGCCGCCACACGCGAACAGTTTGTTCGCCGCCGGCCGCAGCCCGGCCGGCATCGTGAACGCGGACACGCCGCCCGTACCGGACTTGATCTGCCCCCGGAACTGGACGATCCCCATCGCGTTCACGTAGTAACCAGGCGCCGCGGTATAGCCGGCGAGGGCCGCGGTCACCCAACTGTTCGTCAGTGGGGTCATCGTGACCCACGTGTTAAGGGTCGTCACTGGACGGTCGGGAACGTCCGCGGTGAGAGCGTTCGCCTCGTCCATGTCGGTCGCGTCGACCTCGTGAGCGATCACCGATCCCGACGCGTGCGTGACCGCCGTCGTCCCGCCGTACCCGCGGGTGATCGAGGATAACGCAGTCGTGGTCCGGGCGCCGACAAGGATGATCTCAGCGTTCGCGGTGCCCGGTTCGACCACGGCGGTAAACGGCCCGTTGGCGGTCGTTGGCCAGCCGGTGGCGCTGGCCAACGTGAGCGTGGTCCCGACGCCCGTCGCCAACCCCGTCTCGGTGGTGACGACCGCCGTGTTCGAATACGACCGCCGGACAGTCATCCGGTTACGTCAGGGTGACGGTGTCGGTGATCGTCAAAGCGTCGCCGACAGCGGACAGGGTCGCGGTCGGGGTCACGAGAGTTTCGATGGCCATCGTCCCCACCGACGCGGCGTTGAACACCCCGAATTTCGCGATCGTGACCGGCAACGCGTCGGAGCCGTTCGCAGTGAACGTCTTGATCAGCGTGTACACCTTCGTTGACGACTTAGCGAACGCCGCCTGCGCGCGGATCAGACCACCACCGCCAGTCACGATCTCCGCCGTCAGCGTCGTGTCCCCGGCCGCCGGGGCGGTGGCGTTCGCGGTGAGCGCCATCCGGTTCGCGGCCGCCGGCTGCGCCGCGGTGTCCGAGGTCGCCTTGCAGATCAGGTCGTACCCAACGTCGGTGATCACGCCGTCCCGCCTTCCGCGTCGTCGGGGACCGGCCGCAGCTCAGCGTCGGGCCATACCTCCGACAACAGCGCCACCAGGCCCTTGCTGTCGGACGCGATCCACGACGGGGTTTCGTCGGGGACCATCTTCGCCCACGCCCCCGTCAGGGACGTGATGGACACGAACGTCTCCGCCAGCGTCCAGTCATCGGGGGTGCCCATATACAGGCGCCCGTTGTACGCCGGCCCCACCGACCGGTCCGCTGGGTCAACCCATGCCCCGTTCGCGTCTTTCCCTGTGTCGTCGTACGACTGGTCGCAGCCAAGCCACACTCGGTAGCCCATCAGGTCACCTATCAGTTCTGGTTCGAGAACTCAGGCTTGGCCGGACTCCACGCCACAGACGTGTAGGCGGCGGCCCAAGCCGCTGGCGTGTATTCTTGGAAGTGATCGGCCCGCCAGACGTAGAAGTTGTCCACGACGAACGGCACATTTGTTGACGGCCCGGTCTGATAGAAAGGCGCGCCACCGGCTCCCGTGCTGTATGCCCCTCCCGAGAACCGGCAATACGCGTCGATCAGTGGGATCGCGCCGGCGTACTGAAACGCGACCACGACCTCAGGTGCAGGGACGGCAACGACGAACGCTGGCCCGGGGGTTGGACTCACTTGGTCCGCGCCCGGGTCTTGCCGGTCGGCTTGTCGTCCTCGTCCGGTGGTTCCACGACCTTCGCCTTTGGTTGCGACGCGAGGAATCCTTGGCCGCTCCCGTCCTCAGTGGACTGGTCCGGCGGCGCGAAATCTGCTGGGTTGTGATTGCCGGTGTACTCGATGCCTTCACGTTCGGCTGGCTTCTCATCAGCCATGAGTGGTTCCTTCCCCTAGTAAGGCCAACCGCCGGCCGGCCCCCCCGAAAGGAAAGCCGGCCGGCGGTCGATCAGCCTGCCGCGTTGTTCAGACCGGTGACGCGCCCGAACCCACCCGGCCGGTAGTCGGCCAGCAAAAGCCGTTCCTCTGCACGGATGGAAACCAGGTTGTTGTTGAAGTCGTCTTCGTTGCTGTTGGTCATCTCGACCGTCAGACCGCCCTTGCGGAACACCTGAGCGCAAGTCTGGAACCCGCCGATGAGGGCGGTCCCGGCGGTCATCGCGGACGTGACGACTGTGCGCAGCTGCCACACGTCCTGACCACCCGCCGACAGGACACTGTTGTCATTGACCATGGCGCCCTGGCCGTACGCCCCGGTGAACGGGCCGCCGCCGTAGTACTGGCCGTTCAGGTCCTTACCGATCCGCAGCTGCTGCCACGACACCGGGTCCATCACCATCGCGTCCGGCTCGATGAACGCGTTCACCCGGATGTTGGTGATCTGCTGGTAGATCGCTTCCAGTTTCTGTGCCACCGATGGGATACCCGAGGCGGGCGCGCCTGTCGCGGGAACCACGACGGTGGTCTGGCCGGCGGCCGTGGTCCGCGGGACGAGACCTAGCAGTTCACTGCCGGTGCCGGCACCGGACAGCAGCTGCTGCTCTTCCTTGATCTTCACGAACAGGACCAGGCGGGCGTTGACGTACGACTGGATCGCGGGAATGTCCTGCAGGGTCTCGTCGGAGATCTTGAGGCGGGTCGCGATCTTGTGCATGAGTTCGGTGACGTTCGTCAGACCCAGCACCGACGCGGGTTTGAGGCCACCTTCGGCGACGGTCGCGGCGAGGTTGGTGGCCGTTGACTCGATCGGATAGATCAGGCTGGACCCGGTGATGACGCCGGTCGGCATGAGGTCCGCGACGGTGAGCCGCTGGAAGAGCTTCTGCACCGGGGTGGTGAGGTACTGCGGCACCAGCAGACCAGCCGCGCCCGATGTGGAGGTAAGCGACCCGGTGCCGGAGAACGCGGTTTCACCGAGAATCTCGCCGGCCTTCAACTCGATAGCGCCGGTCTGGAACCGGCCGCCCTTCTGTGCCTGCTGGAACGCGCCGGACTCGGTCAATTGCTCGCCGAGGGACTTGACCCGCTGCTCGGCCTGCTGCCCGAACTGTGCGTTCTGATCGGCGATGCCCTGGAACTGCTTGAGGGTCGCGTCGCTGGCGGTGTACTTCTCGAACTGCTCCTGCAGGGAGTGGATGTCTGCTTCCATCGCCTCCACTTCGTGCTTGCGGCCAACGTCGCCGTCGGCGGCCAGCCACGGCCGGGAGGTGTCCTGCACAAGCCGCAGCGACTTTTCCGACAGGTTGATGATCTGGTCCTGGATGGACACGGTGTTGACAGGCATCGCTCGGTCCCTTGTCTGCGTGGGTGCGGTTACGCGCGGGTGCGCGCGCCGTGCCGGCGTAGACGGATGCGGGCGCGAGCGGCAGCCTGTTCCTGCTCGGCGACGGCGGCGGCGTGAGCGGCGGCGGTCGTCACAACAGGTGGGGCGGCGGCAGCGTCCGAAGCCGCGTCAGCGGCCTCGTCCGAGTCGGGTATGACGACCTCCACGATATCCACAGGTGTCGACGTTCCGAACGTGACACTCCCGTCGGTGTTGATCGTGTAGTCGACCTGGTAGTACTGCGTTTCGTAGTCCTCAACCCACACGCAGTAGATGACGTGGTCACTGAACGTGGCGTACACCCATGGTGACCCCGCGTACGGGCGCAGCGGGTCCGGCGGGTACGCGTCCTCTAGAGCGTCCGTGAGCGTCGCCCGCAGTTGCTCGTATGACCCGGCGATCGCCTTCTGTGACCGGGCACGGACCGCCTTCACGTGCGCTTTCTCCGCCGCCGCGTCGCCGCCGGCCTCCGCGTTCGCGGCCGCGTCGTCCGCCGCCGCCGAGTTCGCGCCGAGTGCCTTGGAGTGGTCGTGGATCGCCTGGATCCGTTCCTTGTCCGACGCCGAGTTCCGGGCCCCGACCTTGATGATCGCCTTGCTGGACAGGATCACCGCCTCCCGGTTGCTGGGGACCGCCACGAACGCCCCGTTCAACAGTTCGGCGGCCTCGGTCTGCAGCACCCCCTGCTCGTCTTTCTTCGACTTCGCGTTCATGTA